CAGAAACAAAAGCAAAAGCTGAAAAGCTTCGCAAAGAAGAATCAAAGATCGTTAAAGCGCGCTATATTAATCATCGCGGACTGAATGAAAGACTTTCTAAGCCTTACATGAGATATGCAGGCGATCCTATCCAAATGTATCATTTGATACCTGGTTATACTTACGATTTGCCAGTAGGGTTTATTAAAGAAGTAAACGAGTCTCGAGGACTAGAACAAAGAGCGGATAGAGTGGTCAATGATAAGGTTATGGCAAAAGATCAAAACCCGTTGAAGATTCACGAGTTGGTTCCTGTAAGCTTTTAATTATTAGGTATATATGTCATTAGCGCAACCTGATTCAACTTTAACCGCAATACAACAGAAGATAAGACGATTAACCGCGTCTCCTTCGGAACAATCTTTAACGACTGATACGATTAATCAGGCGATTAATACTTTCTATCAGCAAGATTTTCCTTACGCGATTAAATTAGATCAGTTGCGCAGTGTCTATACCTTTTTTACTGCTCCAAATGTTGATATTTACCCAATGAATGTAAATTTCAACCAAGGGATCAGAGCACCTGTCTACTTTGAGGGAATAAGCGGGATGCTTTTTAAAGACCGTGGTCAATTTTTTAATATGTGGCCAAGATGGCCAACATTGAGCCAGGTTTCATCAGGTATTCTTAGCGGTAACATTATAATTGCTTTGCAAAGCAATCCTTGTCAAATTTCAAGTCTTAATCATGGTTTGACAACTGGAGAGTCAATAACGATTGTAAACGTTCAGGGTATGACTAACCTTAATGGTAATACTTACAATGTTACGGTAATCAATCAAGATAATTTTTATTTAACAGGTATCGATGCCACTGCGTATCCAGCTCAAGTACCAAATACCGGTAATTGGTTTACTGATAGCGGTGTTATAGCCTTTACTGTCAGCACTACTCCATTTTTGAGAAATGAGGTTGTCATTGGCGGAACAGATACTAGCGGTAATGTAATCCGAATCAATGATGATGGATACGGTATCCTAAATTATATCCATCAAAACGGAATAGTTCCTCAGCCCCCTTTGCCAAATAATTTACCTGGAATGGAGAATAATAATCTTTCAGGACAAATTTTTTATCCGAATAGCTCTACAAATTTATACCAGGCTTATCCTGGAGATCAAATTAAAACCAATGTTGGGTCGGTTGATTATGTTACCGGCGCAATCAATATTAACTTCTCAGCATTAAATAATATATTTCCTGCCAGCGGTTCCCAATTAACTGTTTGGGTTTCTCAATATGCAGCTGGAAGACCCTATACTTTGCTTTGGTGGAACAATTATTTCCAAGTTAGACCAGTACCCGACAGAGTATACAAAGTGGAAGTGGAAACCTATTTAACGCCAATTCAGCTTTTAGAAAATGGCGATTTTCCCATATTGAATCAGTGGTGGCAGTATCTTAGCTATGGGGCGGCCATGGAGATACAACGCGAAAGGAACGATTTTGAAGGGGTAGAAGGATTGAGAGAAGGATTTATGAGGCAAGAAGCTCTTGTCCTAGAGAGACAAGGAGTCGAAGAAATTGGGCAAAGGAACGCAACAATATTTAGTAGCACAATGCCTCAACAGGGTTGGAGCCAGGGAATGGGGTGGCCTTATTAATAAATATCTAACCCTGTAAAAATAGAATGGTGTAACATTTAGCATTATCAACCCCAAAATAGAGGTGATTATGCGAAGATGTCCTAAATGTAAAAGTGAAAAAGAAGAAGTTGAGTTTTGGAAAACATGTTCTTATTGCAAGGAATGTCAAAAAGAAAATTGGAGAAATAGAATCGCAAAAAACAAAGAAGAGTATTCTGCAAGGAGAAGTCAACTTTGGAAAAGAAAAAATGGAAGAACATGCAAGAAATGTGGTGAAACATTCGTTGGAAAAGGAACTAAAAGAGAATATTGTTCCACAAAATGTAAATTGCTTGGTGAAACTATAAAAAGAAAAAACGGATGTTGGGAATGGATTGGTGAATTACATCCTAATGGGTATGGGCAAACAACAAATTATGAAACATCAAAAAGAGAACATGCTCATAGAGTTAGTTATAGAATTTTTAAAGGAGAAATTCCAAAAGGAATTTATGTTTGTCACCATTGCGATAACAGGAAATGTTTAGCGCCGGAGCACCTGTTTTTAGGAACTGCTAAAGAAAATATGCAGGACGCTAAAGTTAAAGGTAGATTAGAACATGTAAAATTACATGCATCTAAAGGAGAAAAAAACGGGTCAGCTAAACTTAAAGAGGAAGATGTGATTAAGATTAGAAAAGAAATTGCTGAAGGTAAAAGATGTGCTGTTATAGCGAGAGAGTATGAATTGTCTTCGACAGTGATATATAAAATTAGGGATAGAGAATCTTGGAAGCATGTAGAGGGATAGGTGGCTTTATTAATTTTCTTTTCAGCATTGATATTTGCTATCCACAATACATTGAGAAACAAATTTTAATTGGAGTTTGAGATGAAAGAGACAAAGAAAGAAAAGAAAAAAATAAAAAAAGTTATGAAGGAATTCAAAGAAAACAAACTTCATAGCGGTTCCAAAAAAGGGCCAATAGTGACCAATCCAAAGCAAGCTTTGGCAATAAGTCTTTCAGAAGCCGGAATTTCTAAAAAGAAGAAGAAGTAATGGTTCAATATACTCCTATAAAGATTGCCGGTAATAAGACCGGGCTTGTGCAGAATAGGGAAGAGCATCTTTTGCCAGATGACGCTTACCCCATTCTTCAAAATGCTTATGTCTTTAGGGAGAAGGTAGTAAGAAAAAAAGGCGTTGAAAAAATAGGTAGGCTTCAAAGGAATATCGACGCAACTGGATTAACTTTAAGTTTATTAACTGGTTTAGAAACAACATCATCAATTGCACCAGGAACAATTGATATTTTCGGTGCGGGTGGGAATGAATGGTTAGAAGCAGATCCTGTAGATGGAACAATCATAAATCAAACGACAGCAGCAGTCGGAACAATTAATTATGCCACAGGGGTAATAACCGGCCCTGGCGCTCCTTTATCCGGCGGAACATTTGGATACTATCCAGGTTTACCAGTTATGGGTTGCTTAAGCCGGGAACTGAATGCAAACAACGATGAAGAAACAATCTTTTTTGATACGAAGTATGCATACCGATATAATGGCACAACACATCAATTTGAAGAATTTATACCAGGAACTACTTGGACTGGTACCGACTATAATTTCTTTTGGTCTACAAATTATTGGATTAGTGCGCCTACAGTCGTTGGGCCAAATCTTCCTAATTCAAAACTTTTCTGGGTTACTAATTTTTCCGGTGTTTCTGGAGATCCTATAAGATATACCGAAGGCATCTCATGGGTTGACTTTGCACCAACAATTAATGCAGCCGGAGATAAATTAAATCAATGCTTAGCTATGGTTCCGTACCGCGGCAGAATGGTCGCCTTCAGAACATTAGAAGGACCTAATTTATCCGGATCAGTCGAAAACTTTCAAAGAATCAGATGGTCGGCTATTGGTAACCCTATATCAGATGTAAGCGTTTTGTTTCCTATAGGCACAGTAAATGCTAATGCTTGGAGAGATGATATACGGGGTCAAGGAGGTTTTCTAGATATCCCGACTTCTCAGGCAATCACCGCTATTGGATTTGTAAGGGATAATCTTGTTATCTATTGCGAAAGAAGCACATGGCAACTTCGTTATACTGGACGATCAATTGCTCCTTTCCAAATCGAACGAGTCAATGCAGAGCTTGGAACAGAGAGCACCTTCAGTGCCATTCAATTTGATACTTCATTAGTCGGTATTGGGGATAAGGGTATAGTCCAATGCGATTCTTACCAGTCGACCCCAATTGATATAAAAATTCCTAATCTAGTTTTTGGTATTCAAAATAATAATCAAGGAACTAATAGAGTATACGGAGCGAGGTATTATGAGAACCGCTTGGCTTATTGGATCTATCCAGGAACTTATGACGGAAATCGAACAGACGACGAAAATCTACTTAAATTTCCAAACTTAAGATTAGTATACAATTACGAAAACGATTCTTGGGCGATATTCGAAGACAGCTTTACAGCTCTAGGAACGCTACAGTTTATCAGCCCTCTTTCTTGGGACAGTCCATCTATTAAAAACGTTTCTTGGCAAGAGGCTAACTTTCCTTGGTTTGAAGATCCCGGCTTGTTTCCTTATCTTTGCGCCGGCAATCAGCAGGGATATATCTTTTTAATAGATCGGTTTACCAGCAACCAGGAAAGTCTTTCCATTACAAATATTGTAGGAAGCGATCCAGCTATTACAGTAATCAACTGTATTGATCACAATTTGAATAATACTCAAGTGATATCAATTGTCAATATCATGGCAGCGGATCCTTATGTTACGCTAAATAACGGTGTATATGGAATTAACGTGATAGATAAGGATAATTTTGAAATATTTACTTACGACTCAACCTCTCAAGATTTTGATGTTCCAGTCAGTAATCCGGCAGGAACATATTTAGGTTTAGGAGAAATTAGAGTAAGAGACGGCTTTACAATTCAAAGTAAAAAATTCAATTTCTTAAATGATGGAAATAATATTCAATTAGGATTCGTAGATATTTTAGTCGATCAAACAGCTAACGGTGCATTCACAATGAATGTATACGCTGATTATAATAACTCAAATCCAATCAATACCCATCCTCAAAATTCGAATCCTATTACTAACGCTCCAGATACATTTTTCAATTCAATTGTTCCGACAAATAACGCTATTTTGAACGCTAACTCTTTGCAAAATTGGGTAAGAATTTATTGTCCATCTAGAGGAGGCTTCCTCACGACAGAATTCACCTTGTCTAATGCTCAATTAAATGGTAATGAACAAGAATCAGACGTCCAAATACACGCACAGGTAATGTGGGTTAGAAAAGCCGGGCGTCAACTTCCAATAGGGGTATAAAATGGCATTTACTAGAAACAGGCCAACAGCTTCCGAGTTTCTACAGAATTCTCAGCCTTTAATCAAAAATAATTTTAATGCTTCAGATGACACGTTCGGAATAGATCACTATGCATTTTCAAATACAGCGGTTTTTAATGGAAAAGCACTAGCCGGTACTCATAAATTTGTACAAATGAGAGATACAACAGGTGGAAACGGTACTATACCTTTAGGATTAAATGGTAATGGCTGGGAAACGCTCTATACATCGGCCACCGCAGGGATAGGCGAGTTGTGGATTGTTAGGGGTGGAAATGGAACAGGGATTCAATTAACTGGACCAGGAACTCCAACCGTGACACCAGTGGCAGGAGCGTTGCCTGGTGGAGGTTCTTACTCTATTTTAGGAACAACTTTTATAGCAGGAGGTCTTGTTTTACAATGGGGTGTAACTACTGCTCCCAGTGGGACTCATTACACTACAACTCAACCTTTCAATCCTGTTTTTCCTAATAATTGTTTTTTGGTTTTAACATCTCCTAACATAACCAGCTCAAGTCATACCAGCAACGGGACTTCTTCCGTTAGATCTCAAACTGCAAGTGGATTTGTTTTTGTTTTAAATAGTTCTACAAGCGGTAATTATACTTCATTTCAATGGCTTGCAATAGGTAATTAATGAATTCAAATACTTCTCAAATTTTTGAAAGTTACGTACCCGTTTATGACACGGTACCAGAAAGTTGGGATCAAGCACGTCCTTTCTTAGTGGAACAATTAAAACTTTTGGCTAATACCGTAAACGCCAGGGAAATTGGTTACTTTTTGGATGAAGAGCTTTTGAGCGGAAAGCAATTTATTCCTTCGGCTAATAATCCCACAGGAGAACAACAACAATTTAGATCGGTATTGCGAAAGGTTATAGATGTTAGTCCATTAGTTGCCGGTGCAAATGTATTCGCGCACGGGATAACAGTGGACTCAAATTTTACCTTAGTTGACTTGTGGGTAGCAGCAACCGCATCATCGACGCCTAGAGCACAATTGATAACAGATGCGAATGTTTGGTTAGATGCGACAAATATCAATATAACATCACCGTTAGCTTTTGATAGAGCTTTTTGTGTGATTGAATATTTACAGGAGATTTAACATGGGAATATTTGATTTTTTTACTGGAACTCCCTCGGAATATGAGCAGGTATCAAACCTGACTCCGGAACAATTAAGAATAGAAAGAGAAAGAAGAAAATCGGCTCAAGGCGCATTCGGTGGAGCTTCAGATTATTGGAGAGATATATTAAGCAATAACCCGCAAGCTTTCGCAGCATTTGAAGCACCGTCACAAAGGCAATTCAATGAGCAGATTATTCCGGACCTTGCAGAGCAATTCGCAGGAATGGGAGCTGGCGGATTGTCTTCTAGTGGCTTTAGAAATGCTGCTGTTGGGGCTGGAGCCGATCTAAGCGAAAGACTTGCAG